AAGAAATTTGATTGTTGAGCAGCAGATAATGTATACATATATTTCCATTTGTATCCATCACCAGTTGTTAAAATAGATGTTGAAGTGCCAGTTGGTTCTACTGTCGAGGCAGCATCACCATTGTTGTCTAAAACTTTATAAACATTATATGCACTAGACACTACATAAAAAGTTGAATCAAGTAAAGCAGTTGCACCACTATTTGCTGATTGTGTAGTTGTAGTTCCTGTTACCCTTGCACCATAGTCGTGTCTATAGTAATCATAAACTGTACCTGTTGTCCAATCTCTTCTTGGTACAACTTGTTGGATATCTGAAGAAGTAATTTTCTTAGCAGCAAGAGCATCATCAAAAGTAAAGAACTCATTTGCGATACTATCCTCAGGTGTTAATGGGGCAGTATCAGTTCCTTGATTTTCTGTTCTTAAATCACCTCTTGTCTGAGTAGCGTGTGCCTGAGGTTTACCTATTCCTAAATAGTAGATATTTGGACTAGACTCAGTAAAACTCTCCAGAAACTGTTCTGCATTGTTTATTCTAAATTTGTTTGTAATAATTGCTGGCATTTTTTATTCCTCGATACTATTTATATACTTTTTATAACTCTCTTATAACAATCTTGACACCACTTGCAGGTGCTGTGCCAAATGTTAATGTTGTTCCTGATATTGTGTAATCTGCTGTAGGTTGTTGACACACACCATTTTCGAATACTAGTGTGTTATGCACAGTTTGCCCATTTGAACAAGAAAATGCTGTAGTTGAACCATCACCTGTTGCTGTTCTTGTGTTAGTTGTTAACTGACTTATACCTATTGTTTTATTGGATAATCCTTGTGAACCTGTTAATGTTACTACATCGCTGTTGATTGATATATCAATTCTATTGTTAGTTATTGCAGTTGTAATACCACTTGCACCAACGATATCAAAAGTACCACCTAATGCTATATCTCTCGTACTAGATGATTCGTCACCAAATGTTATAGATGAATTTGCTAAATTAGCATTTGTTATACTTGCTAAACCTGATAAGTTAGAATTTGTTAATCCTGTTATAGTATTACTACCAGCAGCGATTGTTTTATTTGTTATAGTATCAGTAGAGTTTTCTGTAACAATAGTTCCATCAGTTTCAAATTTTACTGTTCTAGTTGCAATATCGACAGATGATGTGATACCATCACCACCTTCAAATTTTATATCACTACCTACTGTTAACGCAACAGCAGTTGAATCATCACCAGTAACTGTTAACATTGTGCCTGTAATTGAGTTTGAACCTATCGCAAGTGTTTTATTTGTAAGTGTGTCTGTGGTTGCTCTGCCTACTACCGTATCAGTAGCATTGGGAAATGTCAAAGAGTATAACGCACTACCGTTTCCTAGTTTACTATAAATCTCATTGAAGTTATCATTGATTAAGTCGCCACCATCTCTGAGAACTGTACCTGTTCCATCATTTGCAGTAGAACCTATACCGAGTGTCTGTTTTGCCATTTAAATTTCCCTCTATCTACTTATTTATAAGACTAACCCTTATCGAATTTGATATCATTTTGGTCAAAAGTGGTTCCTGTTTCATCAAAACTATTTCCACTTTGTTGCCATACCTCTGCAGGTATTGTAAAGTTTGTCTTTGCATTTTGTGTAAAATCATCCATCTGCACTAGTTCACCATCAATACTTTGATTTTGTAAACCTGTTAATCTAAGTCCTGCAATATCTTTTAGTTGTATTCTGTTTGCAGTATGAAGTCCTAATAATAATTTATTTAAAGTTTTAAGTGTTCCTGAAACTGGTCTACCATACACAGTTGTATTTGAACGAATAGTTGTCTTTTCTTTCATTCGAAGAATATACTTCAAATCTCTCTTCAATGTTACATCTCGTGTTGTTGGTGTTAAAGTTGTTCCTCTATCAGCAGTTTCTATTTCTTGGTGTGCATTACTTCTTAAACTTGTGCCGTCATCTGTAGTTCCCAATCTTCTTCCTATTATACCAGTATAAATAAAGTCTATCAATCTAAAGATAGGTGTGATTTCTGCACCAGACTGAATACCTGTAACAGGAGTTTTAATTTGAAGATTTAATCTCTGTGAAGTGTTCACCTCACCTTGATAATAAAAACCTGCTGTGTGTATAGTTTTTTGAAAACTATCTCTCCACTCTGTGATAGAACGACCAACTTTTATAACATATGAAAAATCTTGATAGTATAAACTGTCTTGCACTTTCATTGTTGTTTCAGAAATATGTCCATCTTGATTTACATAACTACCAGAAGTGTTTGCAGTTGCACCAACGAGAACTGTCGCAGTTGTTCTATCATTTTTAGTTACAATACCAAATGCACCTGATGTGCCTCCTGTAACACTTATATCTGTGTCGTATGTGCCAGTTGCATTTTTAATTCTTAATATATTTAAAGTTGTATCTATAGATTCTACAGTACCAGTTACTGTTGTAGATGATGAGTCTGAACCTGTAATGGTCTCATCAACAGCAAAAGAACCTGTTATTCCTCTTAGTAAAAGATTTTGTGTAAACCCTAAAGTGGGTGGTGTAGGAGATGTATCATAAGACGCACCGAAATCTGTTATTTTTTCTGAAAGAACTCTTCCTATTTCAGAACCAAAACTTCTAAGTGTTGCATCTGAACCACTTGATGATGTAATTGTTAAAACTGGTAATGTATTATATCCATCACCTGTATTTTTTATTCTTACATCTGTAATATCACCACTTCCTGTTCCTGATTCTTGTACTATTTTATTACCTGTGTATGAATCACCTTGTTGTGTAGCATCTTCTAATACGATATGGTCATCTGTAATTCTATGGTCGGGTTGACTCGAAATTGCAGACTCTAAAGAAATTCCACCATTAACTACAGAAACTTCTGCTGAGGCAGAACCCCCACCTGTTCCTGAATTGTTAAATACAATAGCATCACCTATTGCGTAACCTGAACCACCTGCATCCACTACTATATCATCTAAAGAACCATGCCCAACTTCATCAATTTGAATAATAGCACCTTGACCACCTGCATCTGTCACAGCAATTGTATCACCACTTCTATATAAAGCACCATCATTCGTGTTTGTAATCACAGATGGTATGCCTGTAATAGTTGCCTTTACTACAAGTGTATCTTCATCACTTTTTGTTCCTTGAACTGGTTGTCCTACAACAAATGTTCCTGTAACAGAATCTTTCCCTAAAATAAATTCAGTTACTTCATTAGCACCTATTTGAAATTTAAATGCATTTTCTACAACAGCAGTTGCCTGATTTATTGTAGCATCTGAAGAAACATTTGGTTGTGTTATTGTTCTTCCTACTAAATCGGAGGTGTTACCATCAGTAGCAATGCAACGCATTATTAAACTTGTATTCCATTTACCATCAGATACACGCAACATATTATCTCTAGGGTAAATTGTTTCTGATTGTTCATTAAATAAAATTCTAAAGAATAATTCGTGTCCTACACTTGTACCTTTTGTTTCATATAAATCTCTAATTCTTTTAATTACATTTCTTTTATTAATACCTGATGCAAGTGCTTCGGGAATGGTTGCTAAAAATTCATCTCTAAACTTTGTTAGATATTGGTCAATAACTTTATCTGGATCCCTAAAACTCAATAACTCTTGAATATTTTGAACTGGGTTTGGTTTATAACTTTTTATTACTGCCTGGGCACCAGATGTTGCACCAGTTATTGTTTCTCCTATTTGAAATTTATCATCAAATATTACGAATACTCTGTCTTTTCCTAAATCATCAGCAATTATAGTTGTAGTTGCATTTGATGTAGAACCTGTAATTATCTCACCATTTGTAAACTTACCATAAGTAGAACTTTCAAGTAATATCTTATCACCACTATTACTAACTGTTCTAGAATTTTGTATAGAAGTACCATCTAATAATATATTGAATTCTAAACCTGTTTCTGTTTCTTGAGTTATACCATCAGTCAATTGAATAGTTTCTAAACCCATTTCAGCACTTTCTAAGAATACAAAATACTCTCTTAAAAATTCTACAAATTGAGGATGTTCAGATAGAACAAACTCTGGTACCTGTCTAGGTATATGTGTGGATATTTTTCTTGTAAGTTTTGCCATTAGTAAGTAGTCGCAGTATTTGTATATGAGGATGTAGTTGTGTAACCAACGCCAGCATCAGATGAACCACCTTCATAAGTATCTTCTTCTACACTAACAGTTGAGTTTGCAATATCAATATCTAAAACTTGTCCTCTTACAGGTGCAATATCATTTGCTTCAGGTGTTGTTGTTATTTCAATAACAGTTGAAGATGCACCTCTAATATTTTCTACACTTGCAATATTTAATGAATTGATTGATACAGCACCTGTAGAGTATGTTATTGTACCTTGAGTATTATTTGCATAAGTTCTTACAGAACCTACTAAACTATATCTTCTTATATTACCTGCACCATCATCATCTAGAAAATAAACAGTATCACTATTACCCTCTATTTTAAATCCAGATGTTTCTATTACACCACCAGAACTAGAATTATGACCTGAATGTGGGTTGTATATTGCATTTCTGAAATATATGTTATATGCAGTAGATGTTCCTATAACAGGAGTAAAATTCTTTCTCATTCTAACTGTAGTTGTATTTGATATAATAGAATTATCAGTATCATCTATTAATCCTATTAATTTTGAAAACCTGAAAACACTATCAAATTTTTGTAAATTAGTTGTATTATAATCTGTAATTGTGGTAGTAACATTTGATTTTATAGTTTCGTCAGTTAATGATGTTTTAGTTTTATTATATTTTACAGTACAAGTTAATAATAATGCTGTTGTTTCTGCATCAATGATTTCTGGTTTAACAGAAGCAACATTGAAAGTTTTTAAACTTGCAATAATACTTTGTTTTGTTGCTGTTGTTAATGATGAACCTGATTTAGGTTTAATTGCAATTTTTACTTTACCATAAACGGGAGTTTCATCATCTTCACCACCCCATGCAACAACTGAAGAAGCATTTGGATATAATTCTATAACTTTTGTTTCATAATCAGATGTTGTAACTGCTCTGTTTTGTGCTGAGTATTGTAAAGGTGCGTTGAATTTTATAGACTCTTTTGTTTGCTCATCAGAACCACCTTGAGCGTTTGAAACAGTTGCAACTGTAACATCTGAATAACTATCAATAGAACCACTTAATGCAAATGCACTTGCACCATTTGATTCTTCTCTATTACAAACCACATATTGTAACTGTACAATATTACCAGTTTCTAATGCCTTACCAACAACGCCATCTCCAAATGTTACCTCAAATTTACCATCTTCGCCTTCTTGTAAAAAATAAACTTCAGAGGTATTTGATAATGTCTGAAAACTAGTTGCCAGAGAATAAATTGTAGTTGTGGTATCTGTAGATGAATTTTGTATTGTAACTGTTAATGTTGTAGTATCAGCATCAGCACTAGGTATAATAAATTTTTGGTCTGGGTCTGTAGTGTTTGCTGTGTAATTAAAAGAAGCAAGTGTGCCTTCATATATACTCACATTTGAAAATTTGTAAACACCAGCAGATGGTTGCATAACTACTTCTTCATTAGTTACAAATTGATATTCTGAACCACTTACAGTTGTTGTAAAAACAGTTCCCTTATCCATTGTAAGTGAAGATGTTCCTCCTACAACATTATTGACTGTTATATCTATTTGTGCTAATGCTGCTCTTGGTGATGTAGGTGTGTATCCTAATCCCTTTGCAATTGATACTATATTTTTTCTAACATCTGCACTATCAATGTACATTTCATTTGCCAACATATTGGCATTGAAGGCAAGATAATGTGTATTGTATGCTAATATGTCTAATAAAACTGCCATACCAGAACCTTCAAAATCGTAATCTGAAAATTCTGATTGTTTTGATAGAAAAACTTTAAGATTGGTCTTTATGTTATCAAAATCTAATTCTGATACTTCTAATTTTCTCATTTATCGTAACCTCTCTAAATATGACTCAACTACTTGTATTTGTGGAACACCAATTACATAAAAACTAATTTGTAAACCATATCTATTTCTATCGATATCTGGTTGTGCAACTATTTGAACCAGTCTTGCTCTTGGTTCAAAATTCACTAAAACTTCTTGTACTTTTCTTTGCAAATTTAATGCAATCAATGGTGTCATTGGTTCAAATAACATTGCCCGAACATTAGAACCTAATTCTGGATGAAAAGGTCTTTCGTAATGAGATGTGTTAATTAAATTTCTAACACTTCTTTTTACTGCCTCAGCGTCTTCTAATTTATTTACATCATTTGTAACGACATTACGACCAAAATCAAGGTCCAAATCCTTATAAATTCTGGTAGTTCTTTGCGATTTATTTGTGTTAGTTGCATCATAGTTTGCCATAATATCTATATTTATACACTAACCTGCAAAAACATTAGGAGAACCTTGAGCAACACTAGTACAATTTGTAACAGAGTCACCAACTCTACCACATCCTTTACCATTTACAAATACTGTAGTAGAACCTACTGTGATTGGGGCGGCGTGACTAGGGCAAGGTATTCCTGGTAATAAATGACTTGTATTATTATCTCCTTGACGACTTACTTTAATATTATTGGCAAAAACATCAGGTGAACCCTCTGCTCTTGCAGGTGCTGAACAATGTGTAACATCTGCATC